AAATTGCATTTCCTATACCTGCACCTAAAACTCCACCCATTCCTTTTTGAAAATACTTTGGCATAAATCTTTCCCATGACAAACCTAATATAGCACCGGCTATCATAACAGCATTATCTACTATGCCAAAAATTATAAAATTAACTAACCAACTCATAATTCTTTTTTCTTGTTTGGGTTAAATGGATCAGTAGGATAAACTATTCTTATTCCTCTTGCTCCAGGTTCTTGGTCACCATTTTTTCTTGGAATAAAATGTACGTGTGGCCAAAATACAGTTTGTCCTGCACACCCACCATGATTCATTCCTATATTAAATCCATCTATTTTACCTTCTTTAACTTTCTCCATACCATCACGATATGCTTCTTGAAAACATAATCCAATCATACCTGGGGCATCTTTAGTTTTTGGTACGTATAACAAATGTCCTTCTGTACATGGATACTTGTCATTAAAAACTGCATAGCAAGGATTATCATAAATTGGTTCCTTATCTGTTTTTGCCCATATTGAATTTTTATATTCAAAGACTTCATCTTCTTTTTTATCAGGGACCCATTCCCAATCTTTACTCATTCTTTTCTCCTGCAGGTGATGGTATATCGCCAAAACGTTCATCACACATTTGTTTTAATAGTTTAGCACCCTTTTGACATTCTGCCAACCAATCGTCCATATCGTCTTTATATCGTTGGACTTTGGTAAGATACTTGTAACATTTAAAGTTAACTTTCATTTCTTTGCACATTTTGGCGATAGCATAAGAAGTGGTATCAAATGCATCCCCAGAAATATTTCCATATGTTCCATCAGTTGATGGTGTTGGTACATAATCCATAGTAGATATAACAATACTTCTATCATTACCTAACACACCTTCAATATTATCTTCTGGTGTTTCGTATTCATCATATCCTAATAATGTGTGATTCATATCTGCTTGAATTACTTTTGTTGCTTCATGAAAGCCAGTAAGATCGTTAATTGATGTTGCTAATGAGTAATGACATAAGAAAGCAGGTAGTTTATTATTAACCATTGTATAAACTTGTATTGCTAAAAATGATACATTAGTGGCATTTATTTTGCCAGGACCAGTATGTTTAAACCAATTCATACCGTCAGTTTCTTCTTTGTATGTTGCTAACCAAATTCCATTTTTGATTGATGGTTTTTTTGTTTCTATTTTTGTTTTGCTTATTTTTATGTCTTGTTCTTTGACTGTTTCCATTATTCTATTCCTGCTGTTTTCAAAACATCTTTTGCAAAATCTACATCCAATTGCTTTTGTTTAAACAATTTTTTCCACCATGGTGGATTAATTACTGTTTCTATTAAATTAATTTGTTCATCATTCATGTCTTCTAACATTTTTTGTCCACTTTTGCAATTATATATTGCCCATGGAGATATCTTGCCAGCATTTATCATTTCAACTGCTTTATTCATATTAACATAATAAAAGAAATGATTCCATTCTGCCTTTTGTTCTTCACCCCATTCTTGCATAAACTTTACTGTTCTTTCTAATGCTGGTTCAACTGGTTCCGTTAATAATTTACTTTTAAGATACAAATCATAAGTTGCTTCAAAGCACCATTCATCTATTTTAATTCTTTGAGTTATTAACCAATCAATATATGTGTCTGCTTCTATTATTATTCTACTAATAACATAACGACCAAATTTTACAAATGCAATATAGTAAGGTGATTTTGAAAAACTTAAATAAGTTTTATCTTTAGTGGCCCCTTGTGCTAGTTGAAAAAATCTATTGTATGCTAAAAAGCCAACCTGCACACCTTTTTCATCTTGTTGTAAATGTCTACGTTTTTGTTCACATACATGAACTATGAGTGTTTTTTCACGTGTAAATTCTTTACCACAATGTTCACATTCATACATATTATCTGAGTTTAATTTGCTTGTCATCTTGCCCAAAATCTTTTGCTAATTCTTTTAATTCTTTTTTATCATTAATTTCTGCTAGTGTTTCTATATCATCTAGTTTCATATTTTCATATAATTGTGTTAACAGTTTTTGTTTATCATTATTACCTGTTTTCTTTTTTGATCCTAACCATGGATGAAATTGACCTTGTTCAACACCACACATAGAAGTTAAAAGCCATGCTAATTTTTTATATTTAGATATGGTCCATAAATGTTTATTAACGCATTCATTAATAGTTTCAACGTAATGCTCTTGCATCCAAAGTGGTCCTTTTACAGATGCCATATATTTCATAAACAAGAATGGTGAGTATAATTTTTGATCTTCTTCTGACATATTGTCATAAAAATTTTTATCACGCAAATCAGCGGCCTTCAAAGTTCTTTTTAAATCTAAAAATTTATTTGCCAAATCTTTTTACCTTTACACTACTACCTGGCTCTCTTTGATGGTATTCATCTCCGCCCATTCTTGATCGCACAACTTCTATTTTGCCACCTTTTTTTAAGAACTTTTTTACTTCTTTATCAATTAGTTCTTTATCTTTAGTTCTTGAATATTCTTCAGAGTTCATTGATCCCCATTTCTTCACAACCGTTTACCACATCTTTCCATAGTCGATAACTTCACATTGTTTTGATATTTCCTTAATGAAATACACACAATCTGGATTATCTGTATTAGACAATGGAGTGCATAATAATTGACTAGGTTTAGTTTTTGGAAAATACCATTTAACTTCTGAGTACACATTAATAATATCAATCTTGGGCCATTCTACCAAATAAGTGCTGAGAGGATTAAAACTAAATGCGTGAAAATCTCTTGAGTTTAAACTTGTTATTGGTAGTACTTCAACATCACCTGCTTCATGATCACCTACTGCTACGCACCAATCTAATGGCATTTGTATTTTGTGTTTACCTATTTGTAATACAGCCACCGGAGCAGAAAATGATTCTAAGAACACTAATGGTACAAAATAAAAGTCTGGATTTTCAGTATCACTATTATCAAGTACTGAAAATCTCATATCCTCATCAATTTCATCTTGTAAACTGTTAATTGCCATTCCTTGATTTTCTACTGTTAATATTTGCATTAATTCTCTTTCTTTATTATAGTATAAGGGTATTGTGCTTCTTTGTAAAACTTTTTTCTGGCAGTAAGATGTCTTTTTGCAAATTTGGCTGTTGACGTAATATCCCAAATTTGTACAAATTCTTTGTCCTGTGCTTTTCGTATTCCTCTACCAATTGATTGTATTACTCGCACAAACGATTTACCAGGTTCAATTAATACTAAATTAAAAATTCTTGGAATGTTTATCCCCACTGATGCAACTCCATATGTAGCAATAATTATTTTATCTGCAGAAGTTTTGATGTCGTCATAATGATCTTTTCTGTCATCAACTTTTGTTTTGCCACTTATAAAAACTGCGTCAGCAATTAGTTCTTCAAGCAGTTCACCTGACTTAATAAGGTTAACCAAGACAAAAGTATTTCCAGAAAGTGCTATATTTTTAATTTCATTTGCTACAAATTTCATTCTTACTTTTGTTGTTGTTAGGTATTTTTGTTCTTCTAGGTATGTTTTGTATGCTACAAAGTCTTCTGTCTGTATAATGTTTACATGACAGTTTGCTAATATACCTTTGTCTTGCAGTTCAGAAGCACTTATTCTATGTTCTACTTGTCCTATGCTTACAGTTAATGCTTTTTGATTATAGTCTTCTTTAGGTACAGTACCTGTTAGTCCCCAACGAATTGAACAATGAGCAAATGGACCTGTTAGTAATTGCTTTAATACATCTGCTTTAGCCATATGTACTTCATCAACTATTACACACCCTACGTCTTGTGCAAATTCATCTATAGTAGTATGAGCAACCCCATCTTTAGATGCTTTCATCAAATTATTTAATGATTGCCATGTGCAAATTGTATGTGTTCTATTTAATTGCTTTCTATCTCCAAAATATACGCCAACGTCTATACCAATGTTTTTATAGTCTTCTTCTGTTTGTGTTACTAATGATTTATTTGGTACAATAACAATAGTACGTCCATATGGCTCACATAGTTTTGATAATGTTGCAGTAACAATTGTCTTGCCTGCCCCTGTGGCTATTTCTTGTATGCTTTGTGGTGCGTGTAAAAATTTATTAATAACTTCTACTTGATAATCTCGTAATTCAATTGGTTGCCCCTGATGTGTATGCCCAATTGGCCATTTCTTATTTGACAAATGGTTTTTATCAATTTCATCAAATGCTAGATTAAGTGGTGGACGTTCATCCGATAAATTAATATCATATCCTGCAGATTCTAGTATTGGTAAAACTTCAGG